TAGATACACAAAAACAATTCTTAGATAAAGCAAAATCTCAAGATCGTGTTAGTGGTTTTGAATTTGATCAACGAGTAAAACAAATCTTAAAAGAAAAAATAACACAATATCCTTATTTAAAATCAGAGATTCTTTCTCATGGTAAAACTATTCTTGATATAAATGGTATTGAAAATCGTATTAAACTTGACGACAAAATGGCTACTTCTAAAGCAGGTATGGATGAATGGATGTTTAAAGAGATTTATAAAGAAGCTAAAGATAATAATCTTAATTTAAATACTGCTTTGTATAGATTGCCTAATGGTCAATTAGATGCTCAAGCTATGGATGCTATGAATCAGTGGTTAAGATCTGCTAAATTTGGTGATGATGCTCTTGATAAAGCAGCAAAACGAGGTGAAAATATTGATAAATTACAACTTCGTAGAGCTATTAAAGATCGTACATTTGATAAAATAACATTAAATAGACAATTTACAGATATAAATGAAATTGAAAAAATCTTTACTATTACTAATGTTGATCAACAAACTGGGCAAATAGTTACACGAGAAGAACTATCTCCTAGTGAGTTAGCAACAGCAAAAGCTAATGCCCAAAAATATATTAAAGATCGTATTATAGATGCTGAATTAGCATTTTCTTCTTATGGTTTAAACGAGCCTGAAATTAAAGATCGACTTACTCGTTATAAAGATAACTTAAATGATTCTTTAACTACAATAGAAAATTATAAAAATCTTAGTGATATTAAAACATTTGTTGATAATCAAAAATCTATTGTTGAAAATAAAATTACATTAGATATAAGAGAAAGATTTGGAGCTTTACCAGAAACTGCAACATTAATGGAAAAACTTGCTGTAGTTGCAAATACTTTAGGGATTCCTCTTAATACTCAAGAATATCTTGAATTTGTTGGTAATCTTAATAAAGTGTTTGAACAAGAAGGAAATAAAGCTATATCATCATTAGATGAAATGTTAAATATAAGTCCTCTTAATAAAAATAAATCAATGGTACAAGAGGGTATTCAAATATCTTTAACTAAACTATCAGGAGATACTAAAGGTACTGAAGTAGCTAATGCTTTATTTGATCGTATTGATGAAGCATTTAATAATCAAAATGATAGTGCTGCTGATAAATATAAATTATATACTGAAACTATGGCAGGTATAGCTTCTAATGTAGTAACAAGTGATGATGTTAGATCATTAGATGCAACTCGTCAAAGTACATTAACTCAAAGTATTGAAACTACTGTACCACAAATTTATAACCAAATGGAAGCAGAAGCTAATACTTTAGGTTTAACTGTTAAAATAGATGGTCAAGGGTTAGTTATTGTACCTGGTGCTAAAAATAACTTTAATAATAAGTATGTAGTACCATTAAACAACAGTATTAAAACATATGGTAAGTTAATGGCTGCTGAGTCAAATAAAGGTATTTTAGATAGTCTTAAAACAACTCAACAAGAGCAAGTTCAAAAAGAAGTTACTCCTGAAGTAGTACCTACTCAAACAGAACAACCAGTAGAAACTACATCTACAGAAGAAGTAACTACTGCTCCTGTAGAACCAGAAACTCTTGTTCAAGAAACTACTGCTAAAAAGCTTGATTTAGACTTTGTTATTAATGAATTAGGTCCTAAAGAATCTGCTCAAGGACATCGAGATAAAGCAGGTAAACTAATTAAGTCACCTCAAGGTGCATTAGGACAGTTCCAAATACTTCCTAGCACAGCAGAAGATCCAGGGTTTGGGCTACCATCTATAGACCTTGAAACATCTACTATTATGGAACAGGCTCAATGGGTACAAAACTATCTTGATAAGTTAGTAAGTTACTATCGTGGAGATAAAGAAAAAGCGTTAGCTGCATACAACTATGGTTATAAAAACGTAGATAAATTAATAGAAGCTAATGGTGGTGATTGGAAAACTAAATTACCTGCAGAGACTAAAGACTACTTACAAAGTCTTCTATGATTGAATGGAAGGGTATAGATTTTCCTCCTATTAATCTGTGGAACAGTCCTCAGGGTAAGTGGCTACAAAACCCTCAGGTAAAAACAAATAGTCTTGATGTTGACATGAAACATAATAGTCACTAGGCATAACTGTACTAAAGTAACAGTTCTGTATATATCGATTTGCATGAGCACATGACTTAAAGTTACCTATATAGTTAGGTTCATCATTTAGATATAATACTAATACATATTCAAGCATATTACCTCCATATAAAATAATGCTGTAATAGCTAGGCGAGGCAACCTAACTACTACAGCACCATAGCATACCATAGGACAAAAAGGAAGGGAAACCTATGGTACTTTAACAACCATCACTGGTATATTTAATTTCTGAGCAAGTTTAATACCATACTCAGTACCTTTACTTTTAGTATCCCATATAGCTAGTACCTTATCTGCATTACTTATCATTTGTTTGGTACGGATAAAAAAGTATTTACTATTAAACTCAGTGGTGGTATCCAGTAAATGATAAGGCAATATTTGTATAAAGTCAAGTCCATTATGTTCAGCATACCACTGACTAAAGTGATCTACTCCTTTAGCACCACCTGATATAATTACTTGTGGTTTTACAGTATGTTCTTTAAAAAACTTATCCATAATAGGCACTACTACTTCTGCCTTATCTAAACTACGACTACCTATTATACAAACTCTCATTATATTTCACAGCTTCCTGCCGTACAGGCTAATGTTTGTTGACCTATTGTATTGTCGTCTTCTTCTACAAACTCTGTCCAGTCTATAGTTTTAGGAGTACGACTTAACAACTCTTCATACTGTTCTTTATTACAGTCTTCATAGGGAGCTTGTTGATAGGTATGATCACTATGGGGTAAGAAAGATACACCTGAAATCTCATCAAAGTGTTTCCATACCCATGCACCTACTTCAACCCACTCATCATCTTTAACTGAGATAGTGACTGAAGGTTTGTGTTCACACCAGTGTCGTTGATAGATAATCCAGTTTTCTAATTGCTCAATAGCTGTCATGCCGTCTCTCAATATAGCACCTTTAGGAGCTTTCATAGGAAATGTAAATACAGCAGTAGAGTCAGGTCTAAAAGCCTCATCTTCTACTTCTACACCTTTATCTTTTAAGAACGTATAGATTGGATCTTTCTTGTCCATTCTGATTCGTCTATAGTAATAGTCATTGTGTCGTGTATGAATACCACTAGCACTATCCACAAGCTGAGAAACAGTGCCGCTAGGCTTAACACAAGTAATTGATGCAGAAACAGGTATATCCAATGTTTTAGCCCATTTTTCGTTTGTTTCTCTTGCGACATCACGTAACCTTTCTAACATTTTAGGATCAGGATTAGATGTAATTTTAGCATCCATGATACCAGTTAACGATACACCAAGTAGTCTTTCTTCTTCAGTATTTTGTTTCCACTCGTGAGATAAGAATTTAAAGTCTGTTAAAGTAGACTGGAGTGTTCCCAATATAGTAGCGAGTTTAACTTTTCTTGTAAGATCTGTTTCGGTGTCTCCATTTCGAACAACAACCTCTGTAAGATTACAGAATTGCTTATCACGCAGTATAATTTCGCTGCATGGGTTTGTTCCATAAGAGAGATTTTTATCACGTCTTCCCCATTTCGCAGCTTGTGTTTGAGCAGCAACCCTGTTAAATATTCCTCGTTCACCAGACTTTGACTTAACCAAGCTGAGCCACTCTTCCATGAAAGTTTCATTATCAGGTTTTTCGGTGTAGGCAACTGAGTTGTTTGCGAGTCCTCGATGTGGATGATCATTGTACCATGCTCCTGTTTTAGCATCCCTCATACGTCTATCTGTTAGATTACTGAGAGAAATTAAAGCTGAACGTCTTACTCCACCAACAACTACAATTTCACCTACCATACACATAATATCGTGTACTTCGATAGAAGATAGTTTACGTCCTTTAGCTTCTTTAAATGTATTAATTACGAATTCAAATAACTTCTTTAGTGGTTCAGGTCCACTAGCTCGACCACCAAACGTCTTAAGTCTAGCTCCTGCAGGTCTTACTTTATTGTAGTCAAACGTAGGAATATCTCCTTCGTATAGGTGTGAGATTAGTTTCTTAAAGGCTTTCGCCCATCCTAGTTTACTATCTTCAACGACTATTATGTCATCACAATTACCAATGTCTTCTGGGATCTCTGGTAGTTTGTTAATGTCTTGTCGTTCACAAGAGAATCCTACACCAGTACCATTCATAAGAATATAGAGTGCTTCACTAAAAGCTCGTTTGTTGTTAACTGCTAAATAAGAACAGTTGTAAGCAGATATGTTATCACGATCACACGCTTCTCCTGCTGTCATTAATAATCTCATAGAAGGCATTACTTCTAGTTTAAGTATAGCTTGTCGTAGTTCACTATAACTCTTTTCAAAGCCTGGATGTTTAGATCTAAGATATTCTATAAGTCTATCTACAGTCTCAGTCCAAGTTTCTCTTCGTTTCTTTTCAGGTAAATATCTAGCATATCTTGACATAGCTATGGTGTCTTGATACACACTAGGTAAGTTACTCATCCTCATTCTCCTCGTTTAAATCAATCGTAAATTCAGATACAAGATCATCGTAGTTATCTTCTATCTTATCCATAAACCTAGCGACTAACTCTTTCGAGTCAATCTCTAGTATCTCTAGCAAGTCTACCTCACTAAATGTTTCTAGCTGCTCTGCTAATTCTTCAATAGTAATCAATGTAGTTCCTCCGTAGTATCTTTACCAATCTCATATTCAGCCAGTAATGCCATAGCCAAGTAATTAATAGCACCTAATAACTCACGCTCATACCATTCGTAGTTATGACCGACTCGATTACGAACAGCCTCTTCTAGTTTTTTCTGTGCCTGACCAGTAAGGAAACCACGTCCATGTAGTCTAGTAATATTAACCCAAGGTTGAATCATGAAATCACCACCATCACCATGTCGTTCATTACCTTTACCACTAGCTACTTGTTCTACTGCTTTCTTAAAGATTACTTCTAATGGGTGCATTACTTATACTCCTTTGTTAAATACTTAAGGCTTACAGCCATCTCATCAAAACTACCATTGTCTACATCATGTAATACATAGATTCCTCTCCAGTGATTATTACCTTGAGAGGATAAATAGTCTTCGTTATGTAGGTAACAACTACCTGCTATAATACAAGTAATCTCTTCACCTGAGGCTTTTCTTGCATACGCAATCTGTCGTCCTTGTTGGTGTCCTGCAAAGCATGACATATGCTTTTTGTTGATAAGAGCTTGTGCTGATGTAACTGGTCTTCCCATAACACCACTTGCAAAATAATGAGAGTAAGCAACACCATCGACCACAACCACGTCAAGAAAAGGATACACTTCCCAACCATATTGCTCATAGTTTAAATCTCCTATACTAATCAAGTCTTCTAACTTACGATCTGTATTTACTGCTCTATCTATTCTATCTTCATGATTACCTAACGTCAATATCATACGAGGTCTATACATCTTTTTCTTTTGAGTACGTTGCCAGTCTTGATATTCCCATAGTGGTCCAAGTAGTAACTCCATACCTTGATGTACTGCTTTTATATCTGCTTTGTATGTACGTCCTTCAAATGACTTTTTGTTAGTATCGTAACTACTAAGACTAGGCATATCTGCAAAGTCGCCTATACATACAATAACATCAGGCTGTTTAGCTACAATGTATTTACCAATACTATGTAAATAACTCATATCTACTTTAGGTTTAACTTGACAATCAGGTATTACAAGATGTTTCATTGTAGGTCTCCCCCATCTTCTTTAAATAAATCTAGTTCATGCTCTGCTTCGCTAATTAAATCAACGTGCATAAACCCTGCTTTAACAAGATCATTAAGAGCATAATTAAATAAGTATTCAGCCTCATCTCTGTTTACTTCTACTTCGAATTTAAATGTTCCGTCTTTACGCTTTGAGCATTTCTTTATATGCACTTAGCCAATCCTTTCTTGCATCTAGCCATTCAAAACCACTTTTCGTTGCCCATTCTCCATAAGATGTTTTACTACCTTTACGTAGTTTAACATCTGCATTTTGAAATAGGAATATAACTCGTATGTTTGGATTACAGTCTTTAAACCATATCATTTTCTTACGAGTCTCTAAATCTAATTTACCTTTTGTTTCTAGGTATACTTTAGCTCTACCTGTTTTAAAATCAGGTGTGTATGTTCGATATATTACTGGTTGTTCGTATTTGTACGAGTCACATTCGTACTTACAATTTCTGTATTCTTTAGTTAGTTCTTCCCATATTTTACGTTCAAACTTACTTTTGAAGTTGGGCAAAGCGTTCTGTAAACGTTTCTTTTTCATCTCGTAGTATCCATAAACAATTAGCGTTCATCAAGAACTCTTCATCATTACCATACATCTCTCTTACTTTGTTAAACATTTCTTGTTCTGTTGTGTATGGTTCTAATATTACTTTAGCTTTTTTATCTCCAATCTTTTCTATGCCTTTAATATTATCTGTTCTGTCACCTTTAAGGCATTGTTCATAGAATAAACGTAGTCCTTCTAGTTCAGTTATTTCTCTGAATGTATGTGGTTTTTTCCATCCTTTACCACTGATTTCCCACGAGTAGTGGTGTCCTGGTATCTGTAGTAGGTCTTTATCTAAACTACAGATGATTGTGTTTTTAGTTTGGTTTATACCTAGAGCATCATCTGCTTCTAGGTTTATAGGTGCTAGCTCTGCTGATTGTTCCTGCATAGCATAGTCTCTACACTCATCGAGGTGTATAGGTTTTGGTTGCTTTCTATTAGCTTTGTATTCAGGGTAGATTTGTTTTCTAAAGTTTTTCTTTCCTGATAGGAACGCTTTATACTCTGTAGCTCCTGTCATCTCTAGGATTTGATCGAGTAGTTCGTTCTGTCTATAGATAGCAATACCTACGTCATCGTTCTCTGCTGAAGCAGCACAACGATAACATACTATGTCCATGTCTATTAAGGCTAACATAAGGGGGTGATGCTCCTAGAAAGGAACATCATCCTCAAAGTTATCTACGTTACCATCAGCTTTATTGGGTGTTGGTGTTTCATTACCCATAACAAAGTCTTCGAACTGCTTGGCAAGGGAGAGTATGTCTTCGCTCGAAGGTACATTGTTACTTGCTGTAAGAGCTGATACTGCTGACGAGATAGACGATTGACGAACAATCATTACTTGTCGTGCAGCACGTTCTTCTTTGGTTTCGTAGTTAGAACCAGTAACTCTAGTGTTACCACTAGGCTTACTAGCTGTTGGAGTAGGAGATGAATTGGCGGCAGCTTCACCTAAACCTATCCATTCCCAATATCCTTTCTCATTCTTCTCTGCTTGGACATGGACGGCTTGACCTTTTTCCCATGTTTGAGCTGATTTGAATACATCAGGATTTCTGAAAGAAAATAATTTCTTCTGTTGAATTTGACCATTCTCATTCTTGTAAGCAACTTCAATCATTTGATATGATCTACCATTGTTACCTGCGTGAGTGGTTGGTTGTCCTACATCAATTACACTTATCTGCATCTATTACCTCCATTGATCCCCATGTTGGTCCTACTTGACACTCGACTCTCATGGGTAAGTTAAACTCTTTCCCAAATAATTTGTGAAAGTTATCTGGAACATTATTAAAACATCTGTCAACTAAATTGACTATATCTATATTATCCCATACTTTTGAATTAAAATCAAGTATTATTGAATCATGTACTGTATTAACCATAACTATGTCTACCATCTTACGTAGTTGAGTCATTAACGATACACGAGCAATAGCCATAAGATCTGCACCTAATCCCTGAACAGGATAGTTTAAAATCTTAGTGCGTGGATAATATACTTTGTTACCTCTAACTTCAGATTCAAAGTTATATACTCTACCAGTTGGCATTACTAATTTACGTTCACGAACTGCCTCATCGTAGATTTCTTTATGCCATTCACCTAGTCTTTTATATTTGTCATAGAAGTTATCTATAACATTCTGCCAATACTTCTCACCACCTATTGACATAAAGTTAGGATCATGTGCATAACTGTATGCACTACCACCATAGATTAATCTGAATACAAATGTCTTTGCTATCAGTCTACTAGGTAGTCCAAAACGTTGTTGGTTATCACTGTGCATATCTACTGATCCCCATATCTCTTGTATAGCTACAGGATCTTGTGATAGATAAGCAGCACCTACCCACTCTAGTTGTTTAGCATCTGCTTGTAGCAACATTATAAATACCTTTTTTTCATATATTTTATTAGTTTATCTTTAGCACTAACAGACATATGTTTAAGTAAAAACTCAGGACCTTCTATCATAATAAGATCTTCGATGTCTTTACTGACATACTCTGCCCAGGCAATATTAAGTCCTTTAGATTCTATATGTTTATATAGATCATCTAATCTATCACTACGAGGACAGTTATTACGAAAGTAATCATCTATACCTGTTATAGCTATCTTTATTTTTTTACTATGACTCATATCTACTATAGAGTAATGATTTAATTTCTCCATCAAAGTTCTGTAAGTTTGGTTTACTACTGGATAATCTACCAGTCCGTGCAACACATTGGTTAAGAACTCCATGTAGTTTATCTTTCTTCCAGTTGTGTTCTGTAATAAGTTCATCTAAACCTCTGTAATATGCTGTTAATCTTTTCTGTAATACAGCTCGTGTTAGTATTAGATCACGTATATCTTTAGCTCCTTTCAGTCGTTTAATTGTACTATCATCTACTGAATACAGTCCTTCTTTTTTTAGTTCTGTTCCTTTTATTGGTTTACATCTTTGTGGGAGTGTGACTTCATACGTTTCCCATTTCTCCTTCGGTTGACCTTTACGAGTCCCTGTCTTGTAAACCCCATCAGGAACTTTACGACGGAAGCTAAGAGTCCCACCATAAAGGAAAGCGTTAAGGTGATCCACGCTAGAAGGGTTAAAAGAATCCAATCCATGAAGATCGTACAGTCGTCTATCAAGTCTCCCAATTTGCTCATCCAATTCATCACCTAATACCTTGCTCCTTTCTTGATTGTAAAACATCCCATTGAACTCCATCTCTTGAAGAACAACAAGGTCTCTAAAGTGTAATTGTAACAAATTACCCATGCCATTTACCTTAGGTTTTTGTATATCGTACACTTGTTTTGTTAACTCTACGTCTTTTGTTAAGTAGTCACAGAGTAAATCTTCAGGTATGTCAGGTGTATCTATACCATTAGACCAATACTCTTCTTTAATTACATCTATCTTTTGTTCTAATCCATGATATTCACAGACTCCATTTAAACTAGGATATGGTTTATCTTGTCCAGTCATAATAAAGTGTGCTAGTTGACAATCCCATACTCTTGCATTACTAAAATTAATACCATATCTGCGTAACCAATGTAAATCAAACTTTATATTGAAGCCAATGATCCAGTCACTATTATCAATCATCTCTTGTATTTTTTGTAGATTAGGTAAGTAGCCATTATCACTGTATTCAATATCAAATAGTTTAGTAGGTTCATCATTATATTTAACACCAACATATATTAACTTGTTAGTAGTATCAAATGGATTACCTTTGTTTGATATAGTTGTTTCTACATCTAATGTAAGAACACTCATATTCTTTGAAAACCTCCTATATATCTTTTAGCATCTTTATCCCATACAACAGGAGCTTCTGTAATAAAATGTTTCATAAGTAAATCAGAAACTCTAGCTGTTACTGTAGGTGAAGGTAAGCCTAGTTCTTTTACTATCTGTTTACGTGTATAAGTTTTACCTTTCTTCATGTGTGAGTATATTAGTTTCATTGTAGGATTTGTTATATCGTTAGTTGCATCATAATCATTCTGCATCGTTATCATTAGTTTTCTCATTTTTACAATATCCTTTCATATTAAAGCTACCCAATTCAGAGTATTGAGCACACCACCATTTGTTTTGATACCAAATCAAACTTTGCTCTTTACATTTATTACATAGACGTTTTTTAAATGATGTCTTCATACTGAGCTACCTCAGGTTTGATTAGCACTCTAGCACTGCCGTGTCTAAGTGCAGGTAAGGAATCACTATCACCAAGGAGCTTATTTTTAGTGATATTTAAATACCTGATACGAGAAGTATTATCTTTATCCTTACCTATACCTAGAATCCAATCAGCTTCACCTTGTTTAGCTGTCTTGGATGAGTCTACCATGTCCATTGTTAGCCATGGCACACCCTCTGCCTCACCACTTGCTTGTGAGACGGCAATAACTGGTGCATACTTTTTACAGAGTTCCCTTGCCCATTGATATAATACTTTAAGTTCAAGGTCGT